CGGGATTAATGAATCCTTCCATTTACAATGATAATGGTAAGTTAATGGTAAATCTTCGCCATGTGAACTATACATTCTACCACTCTGAAAAGAAAACTTTTCAGCATCAGTGGGGTCCTTTGACTTATGTGCATCCTGAAAATGATATGCACCTAAGGACTACGAATTATTATTTGGAGTTGGATGATAGTTTAAAAATAACGAGAGTCAATAAGATTGATACTTCTGAGTTAGATAAAGAACCTCTTTGGGATTTTGTTGGTCTAGAAGATGCTAGACTTTTCCGTTGGGGAGGAGACTTGTATATTTCTGGTGTAAGAAGGGATACAACAACAAATGGTCAGGGAAGAATGGAACTGTCCAAGATTGTTGTTGGAGAAGATTATGTCAAAGAGGTTTCAAGAGTTCGTATTGAACCACCCAAAGATCCTAATTCTTATTGTGAAAAGAATTGGATGCCCATTCCCGATATGGATTGGCACTATGTAAAGTGGTCAAATCCTACCGAAGTTGTCAAGGTTAATCCTACTGCAGGGACTTCTGAGACTATTGCTCTCACTCAAATGGTGGATATCCCCAGAGATGTACGTGGTGGTTCTCATGTGCTTCCCCTTGGAGACAATTATTACTTCGCTCTTACACACGAAGTTGATTTGTTTAAGAGTGAAGTTGGTAGAAAGGATGGATTGTATCGTCACAGATTTCTTGTATGGGATAAAAATTGGCAGATACAAGGATTCTCTAAAGACTTTTCTTTCATGGATGCCCATGTTGAATTTTGTACGGGCATGTGCTACTATAAAGGTGACTTACTAATGACTTTTGGATTCCAAGATAATGCCGCTTATGTGCTGAGAGTTTCTCCTCAGGTTGTAGAAGATTTTATTGCTGGAAAGTACGATGAAGAGAACTGATATTATTCAATCCCTAATTGATAAAGTTAAAGCAAAAAAGTATCTTGAGATTGGTGTCTCTGCAGGAGAGAATTTCAGGGAAATCAAATGCGATTATAAGGTTGGTGTCGATCCTGAACTGACTTCTCCAGCTACAATTTTTGCAACTTCAGATGATTTCTTTGAAAAAAATACTGAGAACTTTGATGTAATTTTTATCGATGGATTGCATCATGCTGACCAAGTATATCGTGACATAATAAATTCACTAAAGATTTTGAATCCTGGTGGATACATTGTCTGCCACGATATGAACCCAGAACTGGAAGAGCATCAGGTTATTCCCTTCCGTGGTGGGATTTGGAACGGAGATTGTTGGAAAGCATTTGTAACTCTGAGACAAGAAAGAGATGATCTTTCTATGTGCGTTGTGGATGCTGATTATGGATGTGGAGTCATTCAAGTTGGCAAACAAGAAAAGTTAGTTTTTGATAATGCATTTCAGAAATTAGACTTTGCTAATTTTTCTAGAAATAGAAAGAAGTGGTTGAATTTAATTACTCCTGACCAGTTTGCATCGAAAGTATTAATGAAAAACACAGAAAACGATATTGTTGATGAGTCATATCTAATCAATCTTCTGGAAACTTATATTCAAAATCCAGATGATCCTGAGATTAACTATGAGTTGGCTATTTTCTATGATGAAATTGGGCAGACTGCTGCTGCAATGTCATATTATCTGAGAACTACTGAAAGGTCTGATGATAAACTACTTCAGTATGAGTGCCTTATTCGTGCTTCGATGTGTTATGACAAACAAGGAACTCGTAAATTTACTGTTAAGGGTTTGATTCAGAATGCAATCACAGTTATCCCATCTCGCCCTGAAGGTCATTTTCTTCTTGCGAGATACTATGAACGCTCTGATCAGGATGGAAGTTGGAAAGATTGTTATCTAACTGCTTGTGTTGCTGAAGAGTTTTGTGATAGGAATCCACCACCACTACGCACTAAGGTAGATTATCCAGGATTTTATGGAATTCTATTTGAGAAAGCCATATCATCTTGGTGGTGTGGTCTATGTGATGAGTCTCGTGATATGTTGCAGGACTTGCTTGACAACTATGAACTTGATGAAGTGCATCGCCAAGCAGTTATTTCTAATCTTGAAAAACTCACTGGTGATAAATCATCTGGATTACCAAAGTTGAATTGGTATTCTAAAAAGAATCATGGTAAATTAAGATTTAAGTTTAAAGGTTCTAAAGAGGTTGAAAAGAACTATGCAGAATCTTATCAGGATATGTTTGTTCTTTCCATGCTCAATGGTAAGAAGAATGGAACATACCTTGAAATTGGAGCAGGCAATGCTTTCTATGGAAACAATACTGCATTATTAGAAACAAAATATGGATGGAACGGTGTTGCCCTTGATATTGATGAAAACTTTGTTAATGCCCATAATCAGGAGAGAAAGCATACATGCTTACTCAAAGATGCCCTCAAAGTCAATTACGAGCGGTTCCTGAATGGGTTAGACATGCCAACCGATATCGACTACCTACAACTTGATTGCGACCCTCCTGAGGTCACCTACAAGATACTCCTGACGATGCCTTTTGAGACTCATCGCTTTGCTGTCATTACTTATGAGCATGACTACTATTGTGATGAGACAAAATCTTTCAGAGATAAGTCTCGAAAGTACCTTGAGTCTTTTGGTTATAAATTAGTTGTAGATAATATTTCACCCGATGATAATAGACCTTATGAAGACTGGTGGGTGCATCCAGAATTGGTTGATGAAAAAATCATTCAGAAAATGATTTGCGTTGATGGTGAAACTAAAAAAGCTGAAAAGTACATGTTAAATTCTCTGTAATCTTATGTCTATACCTGTAATTGGAGTACCTGTTGTTAATAGTACATTCTGGGTTAGTCGTTTACTCATGAGCATCGACTATCCTGTCGATGAAGTATTCATTGTTAATAATAATGGTCGAGGAGAACTTGATGAAGACTTGGATAAACTGGCAAGTATCAAGCATAAGTATGTGAAAAAAGTTAAGGTTGCCCACCTTCCTGGCAATCTTGGAGTTGCTGGATCTTGGAACTTGATTATCAAGTGTTATCTGATGTCCCCCTACTGGATTATCTGCAATGATGACGTATCCTTTGGTCCAGGATTCTTAGAAGAGATGGTGAATACTGTCAATTCTGATGAAATGATCGGAATGGTTCATGGTAACAAAGGTGACTATGGTGTTGGTAGTTGGGATTTATTCCTGATTAGAGAAAATATCATTAGGGCATTTGGTCTTTTTGATGAAAATCTATATCCTGCCTATTGTGAAGATGCTGATATGATTATGCGTTTCATGCATCGACCAATTCGTAAAGTTATGGAATTGAATAGTATGTACTATCATGGGTTTGGTGAGAAGCAAGAGTATTACACCCATGGAAGTCAAACTAAAAAGAATGATCCATCTCTGAAAGAAAAACTTGAAGCATCTAATGCAATGAATATTGATTACCTTACTGAAAAGTGGGGTAAAGATTGGAGGATTTGTGGTCCAACTGAATTGCCATTTGAGGGTAAAGAACAATTTATTTCTGCAACAACATTTGATTTGGATTTTGTTCGTAGTAAGCACCTAGGATTCTAATATGAATCAACTATTAAGTGTTAATCCTGAATATAGAAAATCTCAGAGAGTAATCATTGTTGATAATTTATATAGAGATCCAGATGCTGTAAGAAAATTTGCTCTAGAGCAAGATTTCTTTGATGATGCTGGATACATTGGCAGGAGAACTCGTAAGCAATTTTTCATTCCTGGAACAAAAGAAGCATTTGAAGATCTTCTTGGACAACCAATTATCAAGTGGGAAGACCATGGAATGAATGGTCGCTTTCAGCATAATTGGTCTGGGGAAAAACTTGTTTATCACTGCGATGACCAGACTTGGGCTGGTATGGTTTATCTAACACCCGATGCTCCACCACAATGTGGAACTACCATGTGGAGGCATAAAGAAACTAAGATTCACCATAATTCTCAAATTGATTGGGCAGCAGGTCAAGGTCTTAAAGTCTTTAATCAAAGAACATTTCTTGATAGAACTCCATATGAACCAGTAGATGTTGCAGGAAATGTCTATAACAGATTAGTTCTTTTTAGTGGTGGAAATATTCACTCAGCATCTGAATATTTTGGAGACTGCCTTCAAAACTGCCGCTTGTGGCACATGTTCTTTTTTGATTAAATACTTATACAAAAATTATAAAGAAATATGAACTTTACAATCTATTCAAAACCAGGTTGTCCATATTGTGACAAAATTAAAAGCGTAATGAAGTTGACAAAGATGACACATGTGGTGTATACTCTTGACAAGGACTTTACCGCAGAGGAATTTTACTCCGAGTTTGGTGAGGGGAGTACATTTCCCCAAATTGTTGTTGATGATAAAAAATTAGGAGGATGTACTGATACAGTTAAGTTTTTACAAGAGCAAAAAATTGTTTGATGGCGGACATAAATAAAGACATCCACATTAATCGTGGAGTTGAATTTATTCTTAATGGAGGAAAAAGAAAGCAACCCAAAGATTTTCATATTATATTCGAGAAGTTGGTTTGCTTTCTGAGACGGGAAGTAACCATCTACTTTGAGTTTTCCATTAAAGTAAGGAAAAAGTAGTAGTTCCCGAGGGAGAAAAACTATGTTAGCAACTAGTTTAGTTTTCGGTTCTTTTTTAACCGTATTATTTTTTATAGTTGGAATAATGGGAGGATGGGTTGCAAGAGAATATATGATGAACTATCGGGAAATTCCACGACCTCACCCCGAAATGTTTGATGGACAAGGAAATCTAATTCCAGATGAGGTGATTGCATTTAACTTTGAGAACTATCATGACTACGAAGACAACGGCGACGAAGAAGACTGAATCAAAATTTACGGTTAAGAAGGAATCTCCTATTCCCGATCTTCCTTCAAATCCATTTATTTTTGAGATTTTAAGTCTTGCATGTAAGCAAAAAAGTACAGCAAAAAAGGTAGAAGTACTTCAAAAGTATTCTCATCCTGCTCTGAAGACTCTTTTTATTTGGAACTTTGATGAGACGGTTGTTTCTATTCTTCCCCCAGGAGATGTACCTTATGCAGGTACTGATGAACAAACTTCATTCAGCGGAACTCTGTCTGGAAAGATTACAGATGCTGTTTCTAAGATGGGTGAGTTGGGAAGTAGTTCTTTAGGTTCTCAGGACCAGGGACGCTCATCAATTCGTAAGGAATATAATAAGTTTTATAATTTTGTAAAGGGTGGTAACGATGGATTGAGTTCTCTTCGTAGAGAAACAATGTTTATTAACATTCTTCAAGGTCTTCATCCTCTTGAAGCAGAAATTGTTATTCTTACTAAGGATAAAAAACTGACAGACAAATACAAACTCACCAGGGAAGTAGTTTCACAAGCTTATCCTGATATTAAGTGGGGAGGTCGTTCGTGAGTCAGGTTCGTGATGTAGTTGAAGAAACCCACAATACGGAAAAGCATATGGACTATTGGACACCAGCAGAAAAAGAAACCTGTAAGTCACGCTATGGTTGTGATATTTTAATTGAAAATGGTTCATATGCTGATGTCTGTACTAAAGAAGCACCGAATGATGCTTACATCGTAAAGTATATTGTTGATGAGGAAATTTGTTTTGATTTAACTAGAGGATCACGAATTCGTTTGTTTGATATGTACTGGGACAAGTTTCGTGAAAATCTAAAGAGTATTGACTTTGGGTATGGAAGAATCAATCCAAAGTTATGGGGTTATCAAGCACCCAAAACCAAAAAGCGAAAGTGATTTTCTTTTTGGGGTAAAAAATTTCCGCCAAAATTTTTCTTGCGCGAAGGTTTTCATAAATCTTCACGCCTTTTAGTATAATAGAGATACATTTTTGTATCTATTGTTACTATTTCAAAATAAAACTTGACTATATAGTGTGAATAGGGGTATAATAATCCCCTAACGTTCATCCTATGACTAAAGCACTTTTGCTTTTAGCATGGGTTCCACTTCTTTCTATTTCTACGCCTCAACTTGCCAAATCTAATC